TCACGCCGCCCGGGTTGGGGCCGGCAACAGTAGGTCCGCCCACACCTGCATCAGCCACCGGCGCGGCCCGAGCTGCTTCGACCGGTTGTATGCACCTTCGACCTTGATGTTCACCTCGACCGTGACGTCCTTGCGCGCGGCGTGGCCCAGCGCACGGTCGATCGTGACGCGCTCGGCCGGGTGGCGCTCGTTCAGAATCGTTGAGAAAGTTGCGCGCCAGCCGTGTGGCACATGGCGACCGGCGAACCCCGCGCGGCGGTACAGCGCGCCGATCGCGCTTTCGGCGATCGGCGCGGCATAGTCTTCCCGGCCGAACACGAAGCCACCCCCATGCCCCAGCGCGCGCGCGGCGCGCAGCACGTCGACCGCCTGCCGCGACAGCGGGAGGAAATGGTCGTTTCGCGGATCGTCCTTTTTTGCCCGCGCCAGCTTCATCCGCGCCGCCGGTATCCGCCAGATCGGATCGACGGGGCCAACGAACGATCCGGTCCAGTCGACGCCTTCCACCTCGTCCCAGCGCATCCCGCGCAACGCACCCTGGCGAACGCCGGTCAGCGCCAGAAACCGCGACGCCAGTTCGACGATCGCCGGGCCGCCTGCGGCGGCGGATGCAGCGAGGAGCGCGCGCGCGTCCTCGATCGTCTCCAGCGCGAGTTGCTCACCCGCTACCGGCGCGGCCGACAGGGCGTGACGGACATTCGCCGACGGGTCGACGTGCGCCAGCTCGTTGGCGATCGCGAACGCGAATACCTTGGAGATCCGCTGGCGGACGCGGCGGGCGGTTTCGACCGCGCCGCGCACCTCGATCGCGCGCAGCGTGTCGCGGACATCGGTCGCGGTGATCGCGTCGACATCGACCGCGCCGATCGTCGGGAACACGTCGCGCTCAAGGCTGGTGATGACATCGCCGGCATGGACGTCGGTCCACGACGACCGCCAGTGCGCGTGCCAGGCGCGCGCCACGGCGGCGAACGTCCGGTCGACCTCGACACGCGCTGCGCGTTCGGCGCGCGGGTCTTTCCCGGCGCGCAGCGCGTCCCGCGCCGCCTCGGCCGCCGCGCGCGCGCCGGCAAGGTCCACGTCCGGATACTGGCCGATCGTCAGCAACTGCTCGCGGCCTGCGAAGCGAAACCGCCAGCGCCACGAACGCAGGTTCGATGGTGCGATATACAGGTGCAGGCCCTGCCCGTCGGGCAATTTGTAGGCGTGCGACTTCGGCCGGGCAGCCTTGATGGAGGCCGTACTCAGCATATGTATCTCCGGAACCTAAGGGGGAGTGTTGCTATGGTGCGAGTGGTGGTGTTGGCTGGCTCAGCCGACGAGAAGATCGGTGAGTTCGAATTCGATCAGCTTCCGCGCAAAGACGAAGAGATCTCGGTGCCGTGGGCAGACGATCCACACGGGACGAGGGTCTTTTCCGTGGTCGAGGTGTGGCACGTGGCAGCGGGAGTCACTGTCGACGAAGCCATCGGCGCTGGTCCGTTGACCATCATTCGCGGGAACGAAGTCCTCTAAGAGGCGGACACCCGCTCCGCCTCCACTCGTGGAAACACACGGAAAACAGCCAGTTTGCGACCCTGCGCAAACTGGCCGTACCCGCACGATACCCGCAGTTCAGTGCGCCGGGCTGCGGATGATCAGTTCGGTGACGCGCTGGCCGGTGCCAGCGGCGTGCCCGCTCAGGGTCCACGTCGTCTCGACGTCGGCGATGTCGAACCGCGCGAAGGTCTCGCGGATGAACGGCGTCGCGTTGATCGACAGCACGAACTGACCGGCGATGCCCGCGAGCTGCTCGGCCATCGCGACATACTGGTCGCGACCGAACGGGAGACCATAACCGGTCGTTTCGTCATAGGGCGGGTCGAGATAGAACAGCGTGTCGGCGCTGTCGTAGCGCCGGATCAGCGCTGCATAGTCCAGTTGTTCGATCACAACCGGCGCGAGGCGGGCGCTGAGCGCGCGCAGCTCGGCACGCAACCGGGCATGGTTGAAGCGCGACGCCGCCGCTTTATTGACGCCGTACGTCCGGCCGTCGACCTTTCCGCCGAATGCCAGACGCTGGAGAAACAGGAATCGGACCGCGCGCTCGATGTCGGTCAGCGTCGCCGGATCGGTTCGCTTCAGTCGATCGAACTCCTCACGACTGGCGAACAGGTGACGCATCTCGTCGACGAACGGGCGATAGTGCCGGCGCACGATCCGGAACAGGTTGGCGACGTCGCCCGACAGGTCGTTGATGACCTCGGCCGGCGCTGGCCGGGGACGGCGGAGGAACACGCCGCCCATGCCGACAAAGGGTTCGACATAGGTTCGGTGCGGGATCGTCTCGATCAGCGCGCACAGGCGCGCAGCAAGGTTGCGCTTGCCGCCCATGTACGGTGCGGGCGGGCGAGCGGTAACGGTGGTGGTCAAGGTCAGCTTTCCTCGGGGGATGAGGAAACACGTCGGCTACGCGCGCTTCGTTGACCGCCGTCGACGACGGCGGGACCGCGCCGATCGGCGCGGATTGCGGACGCAGACACCCGCACCGCCGGAGCTATCGCCCCGAAAGTCCGGTATCTGCTAAATCTCGTGGTGGCCTTCGGGGATACGTCGGCGGGCCGCCTCGTCCCCAACCCGGTGGCCGGGTGGTTAGCCGCGCAGCACAGGCGACTGCGCCCTGCGTATTCCCCGAAGGTCTTTCATTCCGCAGGCCACCCGGTTGGAACCGGTCGGCCTGTGACCGCGCGCGCGGGCTACTCTTCGCGGCTAAGCTACAAGCAGCCCGATTTCTATGGCAGCGCGGATAGATCGGCTCAAGCGCCGATCGTCGACGTCAGCGCGGGCAGTCGTCGCGCAGCGCCTGCCCGGTCGCCGCCAGTGCGGCGCACTGGAGGCGGACGAGCTGCGCCCGGATGCCGCCGGCAACGTCGAGTAGATCGAGCTGCGACGCCAGCGCCGCCGCCCCATCCTGTCCGCCGTCAGCGTTGCGCCGGGGCAGCGGCAACATCGCCGGGCGCGACAGCAGGTGCGCCGGGATCGCCGCCGTTGGCGACGGCGGTCGCGCGATCGAGGAGGCGCACGCCGTCAGCGTCAACGCAGACGTTGCGATATACAGGGCGGTCAGTGATCGTATGGCTTTCACGGATGATCTCCCGGACCAGCGATTGCCGGTCGTTTTCCTTGACCGCCCCGGCCGCGTCGGTCGCGGCGACGGCGGTTTCGTTCTTCTTGCGCTCGGCAGCGACAGCCTGCTCGACCGCCGCCTGCTTGCCATCGGCGATCGCGCGCCCGTCGCGCCGGCCGGCGACATAGGCGGCGACGATGATCGCCACCGCCAGCACCGCGCCGATCAGCGCCAGATAGGGCCGCAGCGCGCTCACAGCTTCGCGTACTCGGTCTTGGCGTCGAAGCACGGGCACAGCTTCAGCCATTCGTTCGGTTCGATCACGCCGTTGCCATTGCGATCGGGCGAATAGTCGCGGTGGCCCTGCACGGTCGCGCGCGGCCACCGCGCCTTCAGCACACGCAGCAGCTCGAGCAGCGCGGCCTTCTGTGCCGGCGTGCGCGTGTCCTTGCCCTTCGCATCCTTGGCGAGGCCGCCGACATAGACGATGCCGATCGAATTCGCGTTGTGGCCGAGGACGTGACTGCCCGCCTGCTGAAGCGGCCGCCCGATCTCGATCGTGCCGTCGAGGTCGACCACGAAGTGATAGCCGATGTCGCGCCAGCCCTGCGCGAGGTGCCATTTGCGGATTTCGGCCGCGCGGTGGTCGCGACCTTCGATCGTCGCCGAACAATGGATCGCGATTGAGGTGATCGCGCGCGTGACCAGAGCGGACGCGGCTGAACGCCACGCCGGAATAACCGTCGTCATGGTATTGTCTCCGATGGGAAGGGATTTCCGAAAAGCGGCAGGATGTTTCCGCCGTCGGGGGTCAGTCGTCCTTGGCGGACATCAGTTCGTTACCGGCCGCGCGGACGATCGCGAGGACGAAGCGCATCGCGCCGACGCCGATCCATCCGGCCGACACGCCGGTCGCCAGAATCAACCAAGTGGGCGAACCGTAATGCTCAGCCGCAGCCCCGATCATCGCGCCGAACGCGGGGAGCAGCGACATCATGACCCACAGGTCGCGCCATCCCACCGGCTCGCCTCGCTCGATCTTGCGGCCGAAGCGGAGAGCCTGCCCGGCGGCTACGCCGAAGGCAGCGAGGGCATATGCCTGCCAGCCTCGCATCAAAACGTGACCCACCCGATGCCGACGCCGGTCAGCACGAGGATCAGGCTCACCCCGAAGCTGGCGCGGCGCTGGTCGGACGTCGCCGCCAACACGCACGACATGCCCGTCACCGCCAGGATCGCGGCCACGCAGTCGCTCACGACGTCGAACAGATCCCATGCGCGCGGCTCGGCCGAGACCAACCGTGCGACGTCGCCGATCGCGCCGGCCGCATAGCCGAGACCGATCAGCGCCGCGCCGCCGAACAGCAGCGTCGCCGACCACGGCGACACGATCGCCGCGACCAGGTCGACGTGGAGCTGGTCGACCACCGCGCGCAGGCCGCCGCGCTTGCCCCCGATCATCCGGACCAGCTCGGCCGACAGCGGCCGCAGCCATCCGCAGCCGTCGACGACGAACCGCAACCCGAACAGGAGAAGCGTCCACACGGCGACGACGCCGGCAATATGTGCGAGCGCGGTCATCAGACGAAGATCCCGCCGACCGTGTGCTGGCGATCGAGGACGCGTTGCAGGTCCGCGTTCAGCACTGCGATGGGGTCGCGACCCGAAATCGTCAGATCCTCGATCCATCCACGATACAGGCGCGTGTTCGACGCAGCCTGTTGCGCCACCGACATCGGCGCGCCGTTCCAAGCTCGGGGGACGCCCCATTGTGCGAGGCAGGCGCTGAAGTCCGCCGCGTTGTTGTTCCCGACCGCCCCGGTGGCGACCACCGCCTTTGTCGGGTCGGCCAGCGGAACAAGCCGCAGCCCGATACCACCAGTGTTACGCCAGTATGCGATCTGGCAGACCTTGCCGTAGTGTTCGGCGGTCGGAATCACCTCGATGGCAGGCGCGCTACCGACACCCGTCTGTCGTGCAGCCACCAGCTTCCCTGAAAACTGCGCGATCGTCAGCGGATCGGGTTCGGATGCAAAGCCGTTCGCGGCCGCCCCGGAAGCAAACATTGAAATGTAACTACCAGCGGCATTCCAGTCAGCCTGTACAGGCATCCGGAAATAGCCGACCCACAGGAAGAAGTCGTTGTCGGCCGCATAGATCGATGCCCATGCGTCCGGCGCACGGACCCCGGCGTCATTGTAGGTGATGGCGGAGAAGTCGAAGCCGCCGCCCGCATATACCGGCCCCGGCCCGGTGGCCGGTACGCGCGCCTGCAGGTTCGCGCGACGGGTCATGTCATACACGACCTGCCCACCACCCGGCGCGGCGGCGGGCAGGCGCGTCTCGATCGGGCCGCCGGGGTAACACCATCCGAAATCGAGATCGAAAAGGCAACGGACGCCGCCCTTCGCACCCGTGAGCAGCGGATCGAGGTTGGGATAGGCAAGCGTCGCATCGCCGGAGACTGCGCCGGTCTGGAGGGCGCGCGTGGCATAGGTCGTCAAGGTGAACCTCCTACAGGCTGGGATCGATGAGCGAGACGGTGGCATCGGCGATCGCGCGGCCGCCGGTGTCGGTGGCCGGATGCACGAGGTCCGCGTGATACCAGGCGCGCGCCGGGTTGGCGGCGGCATAGTCGGACGGGACCGCACCGAACTGATACTGGTGGTCGAGGAACGCGCATCCGAGCGAGACGGCAAGTTCGCGCGCGGCGCGGGCGTAGCGCCACATCGGATAGACGTTGGTCGTTCGCTGATTTTCGGGCGGTGCGGTGATGAGGATGTCGGCGTACGGGAGCGCGGCGCGGACGTTCGCAACGATCGTCGCCAGATTGGCGGCGAAGGTCGTTTCCGGAATGAGTGCGGCCCCCTGATCGTTGGTCAGAAAGCCGATGACGACGAGGTGGGGGGCGAGCGCTTGCAGCCCCGCGCGCCACGCTGCCGCGTTGACACCCGCCCAACTGGTCGTCGCCGAACCGGACGCTCCGAGCTTGTGGACCCGAACCCCGGCCGCCGCCGATTGCAGGTCGACCCCGGCCAGCGCCACGGTCCCCGAAACGCTCTCGATCACCAGCGACGCATTGCCCGCCGGGACGCCCAGCAGCGCGACGTTCGCCGCCGTCGCACCGGCCAGCGTGATCGTCTCCCGCCACGTCGCGCCGCCGTCCCAGCTATAGCGGATGTCGCCACCGCCGCCCTTGTGGTGCAGCTGCACCGCATTATGCCCGGCCGGGACGATGACGGTAACGCGCTCGCCCGCCACCGTGGCGGTGATGATCCCGTTCGATGGCGTCGCGTTTGCCACGTTGCCATAGCTCGCCCGCCAGCCACTGGTGACGGTCGGCGCTGGGATCAGGTCCGGCCGCGCGCTGCCATCGATGCGCAGCGCCACTGCCGGGGCGACCGTTGGCGACGGATCGCCCCACCACGAAAAGCCGACCCAGCCCAGCCCGGCCAGCCCGCGCGCGTCCTGCAACGTCTTGGCCGCCGCCGGCACCCAATAGACCCCGGCCGTATAGCTGTCGCCGATGAACGCGGCGATCAGTTGAACCGGCTCGCCCAGCTTGCGCTTGCGGATACGCATGTGCGTTTCGCGCAGGAGCCACCGGCCATAGACCGGATCGAGCGGGTCGCCGTAGGCCGTCAGCCCGCGCGACAGGCGGGTGGCAAGGCTGTCGGCGCGGCCGGCGGCGGTGACGAGTTGCCCGGCGACCTGATCGATCGGCGTCGGCAATCCCACCGTACCACCAAGCTGCTTTCCCGCCGCGTCGACGACGATCGGCATCGTCAGCACGTTCGGATCGAGTGATTCGACGAACGCGGCAGCGGTCAGGTTTCCCGCCCGAGCGGCGACCGGCGCCAGTGCGTCGAGCGTGACGCGGGCCGGCGTGGTTGCGGAAACCTTGCCGATCCCGTCGAGCAACAGCAGCGCGGTCGTAACCTGCGGGTCGAGCGATTCGACCAGCGCATCGCGATAGACTTCGCGCTGCAACTTCTCCGCCGCCGGGTCGGGAAACTGCGCGACCAGGCGGCCGAGTGGATCGACCGCGTTCGCGCGGGTCAGCACGTCCGGATCGAGCGATTCGACTACCGGAAGCACCGACATATTATCGGCGGCCGCTCGAACCGCGAGATCGCGCGCCTCGATAGCCGCAACCGCCGATGCTCCGGCTGCGCCCGACGCCGTCCGCGCCGCCTCAACCTGCGTAGCCAGCAGCGTCTCGATCATCTGCGGATCGGACGCGCCCGCGGCCATCGCCTGAAGCCGGGCGACGCAAGGGACATAGATCGTCTGGCCCGACACGTTGACGACCGGGTAATAGCCCAGCGCACCGGTCTTCCCGCCTTCCGCGTTGAAGCTGTCCGGATCGTCGACCGTGCCAGCCAGCAGCATGATCTGCCCCTCCGACCACGCCTGATAGGCGGCGAAGAATTTCGCGTTCAGCCCGAGCAACTCGGCGAACTTATCGTCGATGGCGGCCATAGCCCCTCCTGTCATTGCTGGATAATTTCGGGCTGCGTCGTGCCACCGCCGCCTGGATCGACTTCGCCACCACCACCACCGCCACCGCCACCGCCACCGCCGCCGCCGGGCGGCAGCGTCGATGCAGCCGCCGTTGCGGCCACGCCCTTGCGCAGCTCGGTCACTTTCAGGACGTATCCGGCCTTCACGACCAGCGGCGTCGAAGGGCCGCGATTGGTGATGGCGAAGGAAACCGTATGCTGACCGGCCGGAATGCCGGACAGGAATGCGAAGGGCGTCAGCGTGACCTTGCCCCGGCTGTTGGCGTTGTCGAACGGCATGCGCTGTTCGGCAGTCTGAAGCGGGACGCCGTCGACGATAATCTGACCGATGAAGTCGATATCGTCGGGGCTGTGGCAATGCGCGTAGGACATCACCTCGAGGTCGCTGTCGCCGTCGACCTTGGTGAAGACGAAGTTGACGATCATCGTCGACGCACTGACCGGACAGGCGGTATCGGTCTGGACCGGGCAGTAGGTGATGAGACCCGCCGAACCGCGGATCAGCGCCTCGGCATTGATCGAGTTGGTCCGGAAGGTGTCGACCTCGACGTCGTGCATCTTCACGTTGCCGTCGGCGTCGGCGAACAGATAGACCTTGCCGGTATCCGGATCGCTGAGCGTGAAGCGGCGCGCGTGCATTGCGAAATCAGCAGTCTGGCCGTTGATCTTGAACCCGGTGATCAGCCCGTTCACGTTGGTGATGAGCTGCGCGACAGCCTCCTGCCCGTCGACCGATCGAAGCAGGAACTGGATCGACGACCGTTGGCCCTCGAACTCGGTCTCGACGTTCGCAAGCGCCTCGGCCGTCGCGCCGTTCGCATCGGCGATCGCGCGATCGATGCGTTCGACTTCGCCGGTCACGCGGGTGTCGACGCCGTCGATACCGCCCGCCAGCTCGGCCTTCACGGTCGACAGCGCCAGCGCCTGTGCGCTGTCGCCGTCGACGATCGCCTGATCGATGCGCTCGACTTCGCCGGTCACGCGCGTGTCGACGCCGTCGATATCGTCCGCCAGTTCGGCCTTCACGGTCGACAGCGCCAGCGCCTGTGCGCTGTCGCCATCAACGATCGCCTGATCGATGCGCTCGACTTCGCCGGTCACGCGGGTGTCGACGTCGTCGATATCGCCCGCCAGTTCGGCCTTCACGTTCGACAGCGCCAGCGCCTGTGCGTTGTCACCGGCGACGATCGCCTGATCGATGCGCTCGACTTCGCCGGTCACGCGGGTGTCGACGCCGTCGATATCGTCCGCCAGTTCGGCCTTCACGGTCGACAGCGCCAGCGCCTGTACGTTGTCACCGGCGACGATCGCCTGATCGATGCGCTCGACTTCGCCGGTCACGCGGGTGTCGACGCCGTCGATGTCGCCCGCCAGCTCGGCCTTCACGTTCGACAGCGCCAGCGCCTGTGCCTCGTCGCCATCGACGATCGCCCGGTCGATCCGGACGATCTCGCCCGCGATGCGCTCGTCGCCGGTTTCGACGGCGGCGCTCACAACCTCAATCGCCTCGGCCAACAGCCGATCGCCCTCGATCTGCTTGCGCTCGTTGCGAAGGATCACGGTCCCGGCCGGGATGCCGCCGACGTGCGTCAGGGCATCGAACCGTGCCTTGCGCGCCTCCGCCAGAAGCTGGTCGCTCACCTGCGTCGCGAGGACGTTGCGCGCGCGATCGGCGGCGGCGCGGGCACCGTCCGCCATCGCCTCGACGTCGGTCGTATCGGTGATGATCGCGATCGCCTCGCGCAGGCCGGGCATCTGGTTGACCAGCGACAGTGCATCGCGAACCGTTCCGTCCGGTCCGAACGGCGATTCGGGGTCCGCGCTATTGGTCGCGTTGTCATCGGGCCGGGTGCCGGTCGGATCTGCGACCTTGTCCCAATCCGCCGTGGTAGCGGCCTCGTCGATCGCGAGGATCAGCGGGTTGTTGCGCTTGTCATAGACGATCGCCTCGGCCGCGAGGACCGGCGCGCGATCGTCCGCATCGAATGCGTAGATCGACCGGTGCTCGAACGACAGCGTCATGTTGCAAACGCCGCCCTGGCCCAGCTCCTGCGCCTCGACCCGGAACAGCGCGCGGCGGAAACCCAACGGCGCGAAGGTGAACGGGACAACGTCGCCGACCGTGTATTTCCACGCGCGGATATCGAACGGTGCGGCGAACTTGCGCTGGTACTGCTTGCGTTGCAGCCCCTGCTTGCCGATCCGCTGCGCCTGGCTCGGGCTTTCTACCGCTCCCAGGTCGAGCGAGAAAATCCGGTCGATGCCGTCGAGGCTGGCGGTCCGGATCTCCGGATAGTCGATCGGCTGATACAGCGAGTTGGTGGTCGCATCGATGTAGCGGCCGCGCACGATGTTCGGCGAAGCGTCCGGCGTCGGGTGCGGATCCCAGGTAAACGCCCCGACGACGTCGTCATCGAGCAGCCCCTCATCGAGCGCCGCGTTCGCCAGATCGTTGTGCGCGATCGCCAGCGCCAGCTTGCCGCCGGTGTCGCGGAATCGACCGCAGCACCCGGCGCACAGCATGTCGAGCGTCGTCTTGGGATCGTCGCCTTCGGACACGACGGCAGCGCCGTGATAGCGCGGCTCCTGACCGCCGGCCGAACGGTTGACCAGCTCGTCGGCAAGATTGGCAGCGGTGATGAACGACGCGAGGTTCAGCCGCCGGCCGGGAACGCCCGAGCCGGTGGCCAAGCGCATCTCGCCCGTCACCGGGTTGCGGATGCGCCAGCCCAGCACGACGCGCAGGATCTGAAGCGGGAGGTTCTCCCCGATGACCGCGCCGTCGTCGACCGTGTAGCGCCACGTCGACTGATCGGCCCAACGCATCGGCCCCGATCCGCCCGGCACCGTCGAATCACGGCGCGGGTCGTACAGCTTCGCCCCGCGCCCGATCGTGGTGATACGGCTCGGCAGTCCGCTGGCGAACGGGCTTTCGGCCTTCTTGCTGTTGCCCGTGACCTTGAAGCGAAATCGCGAATATGAGCATCCGGTCAGCCGGGCCGACCCGTTCCACTTGCCGCTGCCAAAGCTGAAGGCGTTCGCCGGCGACCCTTCCAGAACGATGTTCGGAACGGAGAAATAGCCGCGGTACTTGGCGGTGACGCCGGTGGTCGCCGACCACGCCAGCTCGGTGTCGAACCAGATCTCTTCCAGCCCGTCGATCGCGTGGCTGGCGTGGCATACGATCCAGTCGCAATATTCCTGATCGTTGCCCGACCATTCTTCGTACCGGACGTCGTTCGGAAACGCGGTCTGGCCGAGGACCGTCTTGCGGAACGCGCGCGGGTCGATCGTCGCGGTCAGCCGATCGGTCTGCGCCGCCGTGACGGACGGCTTCTTCGTCATCAGCGCCGCCGCGGTCGACAGCGCGGTCGAAGCGAGCAGCAGCGTGCTGGCGCTGATGCCGGTGCCAATGATGCTCGTTGCAAGCGAGACGCCCAGCCCGGCGGCCGCGCCGCCGGTGACAAGCGCCAGCGCCGCGACGCCGGCGACGATCGCGACGGTCTTGAGTGCTTTCGCCACGCGTCAGAAACCGTACTGCACGCGCCACGCGCGCGGTTCGGCCCACTGGCCACGGTCGATCCGGATCAGCCCCTCATGGTCACCCTCGCGGCCGACAGCGACGAGGAACGGGCCAAGGCAGATCCCGAGCAGCCCGTCCGACATCACGATATCGCCGCGCTGAGCGAGCGGGGCCGCCACCGCCTCGAACTTCGCATCCATCGTCGCCGCCAGCGTGCCGGCACCGAATTTGCGAAGCGCGCGGGCCGACCCGATCGCCGTCGAATAGCGGCCGCGAAATTCCGGCATCGGATCGACGCCGGTCATCGCTTCAACGGCGCCAGCGCTGAAGGTGCAGCAGTCGTGCGCGCCCCACTGGAAGGGGCGCACGCGCAACGGTTCGAGATACGCAGCGAGCTGCGCCTCCCAATCGGGTTTCCGGTACATGGTCACTCCGATCTAACTGCGGCGGTTCGCGCCGTTGGCGATCGCGATCGCGAGTTCGGCCGAGCGATCGCCCGGATCGAATTCCTGCTGGTCGAGGTAGGTGCGGTTCGACGCCTGGCCGAAAAACGCGAGGTAGGTTTCCACCTCGAGATTAATGACCTGCGTCAGCCGATCGCCGGTGATGCGCGGCACGGACATATAGCCGGTATAGTATCCCCACACCGCGCCGATCCGGGTCAGATCCTGCGGATCGAGCATCGCGCGCCACAGGCGGCAATCCCGTCCGACATAGTTCGCGCGATCGCCAAGCTCGGTCATCAGTTCGTCGTCGACACCGGCAAGACCCGACAGCGTGAGCGTCAGCGTATCCGAACCGCTTTCCTTCGCCTTCACCGGCCCGATCGACACGAACCGGGGATCGACCGCCTGGAACGTGAAGCCGTCGAGATCCTCGTCGCCGGTGCCGGTGAAGGTCACGTTGTACGGCGCGTTGGTGACGCGGACCGGCTCCGATTTCAGGTCGAGGAAGGCGAACGTGACCGGGCGGCGGACATCGGCGGAAAGCGCACCCTGCGCGGCTACGTCCGGACGGCTGTCCATCAGAACGCTTCCTCGCATGCGAACTTCACGTCGTACTGCTGGCCGACATCGACCGCCCATCCGTTTCTCGGATCGGACATCGACATCACCGCGTACGGACGTTTGACCTCGATCGGCGCGGCGTCGGGCGGCGTGACGCGGATATACGGCTTGAAGGCAATGAGCGCCTTCCCGTCGTCGCTGGCGACGACGTCGGCCATCAGCGTGAGGAGCTGCTCACCGATCGTCACGAACTGACCACGCCGCAGCTTTCGACCGGCTCCGATCCAGCCCTTCGTCCGCAGCGTGTGGCCGAACTGTCCGCTGCCATCGACCTGTACCGCCTGCACACCCGCGATCTGCTCGCGCTCGCAGGCGATGACCTTGAACCGGTTGGCGACACCGTCGCAGTCGATCACGAACGCCCGCCAGTCGAGCACCCGGTCCTCGCCTACGATCGGTGGCATCGTGACGCTTGCGTACAGCCGGGGAGCCGCCGCCAGCAGCGTGGTGCGCCGCCGCCCGGTGAACTCGCCACGGTTGACCTGCGCCGGTTGGTCGAACGACCATTCGATTTTCCGGGGAGCCGGGGCAACCGGCATAGCGATCAGCATCAGCCCCACCCTCCCGGCAAGTCGTCGCGCGAAATGCGACTGATCGTCCGGCCTTCAGCGCCGGCCATGATCGGCTCGGCCGCCGCCGTGACGGTCCGCACGGTCGTTTCCTCGACGCTCGCCATCAGCTTGTCGGACGCTTCGACCTTCAAACGGGTCTCGACCAGCATCCGACCGGCGCGACCGCCTTGCAGCCGCGCCATGTTGGGTCGCGGCTCGCGCAAGCTCGGCATCGATGGCGAGATCAAGCCGCCGTTCGCGAATTTGCGGAGCCGACCGGAGTTGATCGCCGCCAGTTCGGGCAACCATTGCTCGGTTGCCTTGGCGTTGACGATGAATTCGCGGTTCGACACGCGAATCGCGCCGCGACCATTTGCCAGCATGGCGAGGATGCTGTCCGACCGACCGTTACCCGGCCCCCGGATCAACCCGCCCGGCGAACCACCGCCCGCAAAACCGGGCAGCGACGATAGCGAACCGCCGTGCGCATACCCCGGAAGGGCTGACAGCGGGCCGCCATCGGCAAACCCGAAGAAACCGCCGCCGATCGACGCGACGATCGCCTTCTGGATCGCAAGCCGTGCCAGATCCTGAATGATCCCGCCGACCACCTCGCCAGCGACGCCACCGATCCCTAGCAGGTCGGTTACGGCCTGCGCCGCTGCTCGCGACCCAGCATCTTCCAGTTTGCCGAAGCCATCGACCGCGATCGATTGAAGCGCGTTCTTCGTATCCACCGTCGCCGACCGCAGCCGGTTGCGGTAATTTTCCATCGGCCCGGCGGCCTGCTGCTCGAACCGCCGGTCCTCCGCGCCTTCGATCTCCGGAAGCCGGGCAAGGCGATCCTTCGCACCTTGCACCGCCTCCGGATCTTGCGCCGTATCGCGGACGCGCTCGAGCGCCTGGCGGCGCATCTGCTGTTCCAGATCGAGGATCTGACGCGCGATGGTACGACGATCGCGTTCCGTGGTCGCCGTGTCCTGCTGGATGCGGAGGACGTCGAGCCGGGACGCGCCTTCCTCGGCCATCACGTCGTATTGGCGATCGATCTGGCGCGTCGCCTTCTCGATCTCGATGCCGCGCAGCCGTTCCTTGCGAATCGTCTCGTTCAGCGTCGACAGGTGAACAGCTTCGGCGACGGTCAGGTCGCCAGCCTTCAGACGGTTGCCGATCGCGAGCCGTTCGGTCTCCGCCTCCGCGTTGATCTCCTCCTGCGCCAGCGCTTCACGCTCGGCCGTCGTGGCGGTTCGGGCGGTGGCGTCCATGATCTTGCGCCGCGCCTGTAGGATTTCCTTACCGAACGCATTCTCGTCGCGCAGTTCCTTGCGCTCGGCCGCCACGGCACGGCGTTGAAGCGTCTCGGCCGAGGGACCGGCCCGACCAGCCTTGCCCCACTCGACATGGAAAACGCGCTGGCCTGGTTCGTTCAAGATCTTGCGTAGGCGCACCCCCGCGTCGTTGAACGCCTTCCGGATCGACGCGACCGAAATCCCCGGACCATATGCCACGTCGAGCGCCTGCCCGTGCTCGTGGGCGCTGGTTCCGGGTTTGGCGACAGGGCCGTTATGGCGTCCTGCTTGTTTTTCGGCCCACAGCCGTTCCTGTTCGGCGCGCGACCGGGTGGCGCTGGTGACGCGCCCCCCCAAGCTGGCGATGATCTCACGCGCGCCGGCGACGTCGATCTCGCGCCCGAACTGCCGGTTGGCAGCGCCACCGCCAGCGCGGGCAGCGGATTGCCGATCCTGCTCCGCCTTCAGCTCCGCTTGCCGGTTGCGCTCGATGCCCGCGAGTTGGCGAGTGAGGTTGGCATCGACGGTCGCGCCCCGGCGGGCTTCCTGACGGGCGGCGCGCTCGGCAGCTTGCGCCTGCTGATCGTACAGGCGATTGATCCGGGCGATCGGGTCGGTCGCGCGGCGCGCCGCTTCCTGCGCCAGATCGACCCGTGTTTCGTTGATGATCTGTTGTTGACGGGTGACAGCCGCCTCGGCCCGGTCACTTTCGCGCGACAGATCCTCGATCCGCCGCTGGAGCTGGTCCCGCTCGCCATTCTGCGACAGGTATGCGTTGGTAAGCGGGCTGCTCTTCAACGATTCCTCGAGCGCCACCGCCTCGGCAAGCCGGGCTGCGGTAGCCTGCCGGACGGCCAGCGCCTCCGCCATTTTCTGTTTTGCCGCGATGTTGGAACGCTCGGCCGCGCTCTCTTCGCTCCGGGCCGAGGCATCAAGCGCCTTCGTCTGCTCGACGATCGCGGCGGAAACGCCCTCGATCGATGTCGTGAACAGCCGTTTCGCCTTATCCGTGAGCGCGGTCTGCTCCGCGTCGCGCTTCATCTTGTCGACTGCGTTGTCGAGTTTGTTGCCGAGCAGGTCGACATGCTTCGTCAGTGCGCCGACGACCATCAACCCGGCGGTGATCGCCAGCCCCCAAGGGCCAAGCATGAATTGTGCGAACGATGCGGCGCGCGCCTGAAGGGAGCCGGTCGCGCCTTGCAGAAACGACAACTGACCCGCAGCCTGTGCGCCCTGGATCGCGATCACGTTGAATATGTTCGCGCCCATCGAAAGCTGCGTGAACGTGTCCTGCGCCTGATAGGACAGCCCCTGCATAGCGAACCGGTTCGCCTGCATCGCCGCCATCGCGCGGCGCTGCTCTTCGGTCAGTCGCACGGTTGCCTGCGATGCGGTGGGGATGGCGCGGGCATGGTCGTACAGGTTGGTCCGGGCGAGCAGCAGCGCGTTCGCATACTCCCGGGTGGTGATGGCCCCGGCCGCCAACAGGCGTTCGGCACGGTCCATTTCATTATCGAACCGCTGCTGAGCGGCGTACATCGGGTCGAGCGCTGCCCGGAGTTGGTGAACCTCGGTAGTCAGTCGCTCCTCGGCCGCCGCCGCCAGCGACGCCGCGACCGCAAGCTGCTGGTCACGGTCCGCCGACCCGCTGGCCTGAGCGGCCTTCTGCTGTAGCGCGACACGCGCGTGGTCGACCGCAGCCGCATACTCGCGCTGGCTGATGACACCGGCGCGGAGGAGCGTCTCGGCACGGGTCAGCTCTTGATCGAACCGCTGCTGTGCCGCGTACATCGGATCGACGGCGGTTCGCAGCGCATTCGCCGCCGCCGCCAGTTCCTGTTGCCCGCGCGCGGCCTCGGCCGACGCCGCCGCCAGACGCTTCTCCTCGGCAGCGGCTTCCGCGACGCGCTTGTGACGCGTGACGAACAGCTCGGTCGCTTCGGCGCTCTGCAGCAGTTCGATCTGAACCCGTTCGAGCGCGCCCGCCTCCTGCGCCAGAGCGGCCGCCTGCTGCTCGGCTTCGATACGCGAGGCCGCCGTCGCCTGGATGAACAGACGGGTCGCTTCGCTGGTATCGCGGGTCGATGCAGCGGCGCGCTCGGCCGCTTCACCGATCAGTCGGTACGCCTGCGCCTGCTGTGTCGCGGCCGCCGCTTGCGTGCGCAAGTCGTCGATCCCGAGGTTTGGTCCCCCGGCGATCGTCGGCCCCTTCATCGACTGGCTGGTGATCCGCTGGATCTGTTGATAGCTCGCGGTGAAGGATTGCTCCGCCCGTTTCGCAGCATCATCGGCCATGCGAGAAAATTCGCCGAACCGACTACCCATCTTCCCGATCGAGCGGTCAACGTTGGTCGCCATCGATGCAGCGCGCCGTTCCAGCCGGTCCATCGGCTGTTCGCCGGCCGCCAGCTCGCGACGCAGCAGTTCGATCGACGCATCGACCTGCAACAGCAGGCGCTCGGTTGCTTCCGCCATCGCGCGCCTCCTGTCAGATCATTCTTCGGGCATGCGGTTGAACCGCTCGTACCCTTCGATCGCCGCCCAAAACTCGGCAGGCGTCGCAGTCCAGAACTCACGCGGCCGCCACCCAAGGGCGGCGGCCGCAAGCCCCATTAGCCGGCGGCGGGGGCTTCCTCGGTCGTCATCGTCACCGCCGGCTTCAGATTTCCCTCGGAATCGTACCCGCCGGTGACTGCGAGCGAGAGCATGTTGGCGATCTTCTTCTGTGCCACCAACATGCCGCCTTCCGCATCGAGGATGAGGCGTCCGATCCGCTTGGGGTTGGCACCGCTGGCACCGCGGTTGTCGTTGGCGCGACCCCAACTGCGGATGCACTCGCAAGCGATTTGCGCCACTTCGCCCAGCTTCAACCGGGAACCGAGCGCATCGCCGGCGATATCAACTAGGCCACGCCCGAGCGTCGTCTCGATCGCCTCGATCGTTTCATAGGTCGGGCGAAGGCCGAGCGTCTCGCCTCCGAGTTCGAGCGAAAGTTCGCCCCGGTCGTTCAGGTCGTTCATGCGCCTGCTTCCTTCGTTTCGAGTGGCGGTGCGGCGGCGGGCGGCGGAACGGGTTCCGTATCCGCTTCGATCGGGACGGGAGCGTCCGATGCCGCCGACAGTTCGGCATAGAGAGAGCGGATTTCGCCGGTGGCGGCGGGATCAGCCGCGATTAGCCGCGCAAGATCGAGCAGCTCCATCGGTTCTTCCAGCAGCGGCATGAGCGCCAGGGCGGCGCGATCGGGACCGGACGCCAGCAGCGGTTCGATCTCGTCAATGCCGCAACCGGTGGTCGCCACCAGTTGCGCATCGATGTCGGCGGTCGAGATGGCGGCGATCGCCAGCTCCCCACCGCAGATCACGAGGATTCGTGCCACTGGATCAGGCCAGCAGGTCGACGGTCGGCTGCGCCGCCGGCTGAAGGGTGACGCCGGCCTTCACCGAACCGCCCTGCTCGAAATCGGTGTTATCGAGCGCGGTGTAGAAACTGCCCTCGAACACGACGTCGCCGACGGCGAACGGCTTCTTCCGGATCTGGTAGATCTCGGTGTCGTTCGACTTGTCGAGCGTTTCCATCCGGGTGTAGCCGTTCGCGTCGGGCAGGTCCGGAATCAGTTCCTGCTTGATCGACAGGGTGCGCAACCCAGGCGTCTGCGTATCGACGCCTTCGGTATCCTTAGTCGCGGACGAAGAGAATCCCTTGCCGCGCTGGATGTTCAGGTTGCCCTGTCCGGCGGGCATGTTGAACGTACCGGCGACGGCCGACTGCAAGAACAGGCGGTAGTCGCTGCCGAGCTTCTTTCCCATGACATGGTCTCCAAATGAAAAGGGCCGCACCGGGATGGTGCGACCCGCAGGCGTGTGAAATTGTCGGGCTGGATCAGGGCGCGATCGCGAGGACCGCGAACGAACTGATTCCGGAATAGCTGGCACCGTCTTCGTTCAGCACGGCATCGTCGTCCTGGAACGTGAAGGCGAGCGTCCAGCCTTCCAGCTCGAAAGTCTGCTCGTCGAGGATGGTCTCGATCTGGTCCTGCAACGCCAGCAACGGCGCACGTTCCTCCGCGATCGCCAGCGACACGATGCTGATCTCGACCCGCCGGTCGGCACCGGCATCCTTCAGCGCCGGCCGAACGCTTTTCAGATCGCCGATGATGACGAGGTCGCCTTCGGCGTTGCTTGGCGCGTCCTGGTACACGCTGGCGCCGGCGATCGCCGCTGCCAGTTCGCGGAATGCCACGGCTTCCACGATTGCCTTCGCCTTACTCATCGCCACCCCCGATGCGGTTGAGCGATCGCGTGAACAGCCCTTTCAGATTGTCGCGCAGTTCGCCCCGCAGATCGGGCAGGCGTCCGGTAACGAACCGCTTCGCAGGCATCGCCGGCACCTTCATGGTGTAGGTGGCGACGATATCCTCGGTCATCTTTCGACCCGCTTTGTTCGTCCGCAACGTCATGGCAGTCTTACCCCCGCCAATGCCGTCACGAACACGCTTTCGCCGCTGTACAGTCACGACCTGTGCTTTGCGGCCGAGATCCTGAATGCGGCCATAGAATAGCTTGGCGCGTCCCTTCGGGGTTCCGAGCAGGCCGATCTGCAGCCGCAACGACGTCGGCAACACCTTCGACGATATGCCCTCGCGTAGCGCACCGAATTTGCGGGGCGTCCTCGATCGAACCGCCTGAAGCATCCGCCGACCAGTGCTGTGCAGTTCCGCGAGCAGTTCAGCGCGCACCGTGTCAGGCATACGCCGAAGGAATTTACGGAAACGGCCGATGCCCTTCGGTGGACGGGGACGGAAAGCCATCAGGCAGCCCCCCCGCTTTCGCACGTCAGTACGAGGCCATCGCGCTCGTCAGTCGGGACGATCGCCTTGATCGTCATCACCACGTCGCCGTGCCTCAACCGCATATCCGGACGCAGATCGGTCCGCATGCGAAGCGTTATGCGCCAAAGCGTCTTCTGGCGCTCGACCAGGTGTTCGAGCGCCACCGAACCGCGCATTCCAACTACCTCGGCCGGGACACGATCGGCATGTGTCCGCCATTTATCTTCGCCAGGCGGTGTTGCTCGACCACCGCGACCGTTGTCGACGAGGTTCGGCTCCTCGATGCGCACGCGATGCCGCAACCGCGACGTCGCCAGCCTCACGGATTGATCCGGAAATCAAACAGCAGATGTGCGACGTCGGCCGCCGTGTCGTCGAGCTTGCCGCGACACAACAGCAGCACGGCCCACTTCAGCGGTTCGGGCGACACCTCCGACCCGACATCGAACCGCATGGCAATCACCGCCGCCTCGTCGCGGACCGGAGGGAGCTTCTGCCGGAACGACGATCGGACGCCTTGCTCCAGTTCGCCACCGAACAGTTCGACGACGCCGGGTTCGAGATCCTGCCATTCCCCGTTACGGTCCTGATAGCGGACCTGGACGATCTCGCGCACCGGCCCGACCAACAGATGACGGAAGTCGGCCCAAACGTCGCCGACCACTTCGACCGTTTGCCGCCCGAGGCGATAACCGGTCAGCCGCTCGACTTCGCCAACGCTTGTTGCGAGATACCCGGCGATCTCGACATCGAGGTCGGGACCGTCGAGGCGAAGGAAGCTACGCAGTTCCTCGATCGAGACTAGCACGTCTCCGACCGTCGAAATCAGCTTGGGCGCTCCGAGCATGGTCAGGCGGTCCGCCGCCCGCGCCCTGACCGCGCCGGCGTCGGCGTCGTGGTTTCACCCACCGGGACAGGGTCGGTATCGAGTTCGGCGAATCCGGCGTCGATCAGGCGCTGCCCTTCCTCGTCCTCGAACGGGTGGCTATCGCGCGGCGACAGGCAGAGGCCGGGGCCGGACAGCCCCGTCTTCATCTTCAGTTGCATGGTGCTTCTCCGCTTGCCGGACCGGCGCGGACGCCGGTCGGGGAAACGGCGGGCGGGACGAATCCCGCCCGCCACCTCGTCACGCCATCTTCAGGTGCTTGACGGCCGCGTCGTCCATCAGCTCGCCATCGTACCGGATCAGACCGGCCAGCCCGACCTTCGGCCAGAACTTCTCGCGGACCGTACCGACCAACGGGCTGCCGACCTTGCGGACCCAATAGCGGCTCAGATCGCCGAAGATGATCGGCTTCGCACCGGTCGCCATCGCCGGCACGTCGTCGTTGATATGGTACGGCTTCTCGAGGAGCTGTGCCGGCTGACCGGCGCGGATGTCACCCATCTGCCACAGATAGTTGCCGTCGCCGTTCTTCAGCTTGCGCAAGGCCAGCAGGGTGCTGTCGGCGAACATCCATGCCGCCTTCGGGCTGCGGCGATAGGCCGCGTTGACCGAATGCTGAAGGTTGAACAGCTCGTCGGCGGCGATCGCCGCTACGGCTGCTGCCGTCACACCCAACGTCGAGGCAGTGACGATACCGTTCGCCTGGTTGTTGCCGGTGCCGACCGTCAGGCGACGGTTCGCCTTGCGGCCGAGCCGTTCGCCGATCGCCTCGGCAAGGAACGCCTCCAGATCGAACGCCGAATCCTGCATCAGCACGAAACTGAGCTTGATCCAGCTCGTGACGTCGACGAACGCATCGAGGCGCTTCTGGCCGAACTCGAGATCGTCGGCGTTGTCATCGGCGATATCGTCGTTCTCGGCCATGTCCTTGGCCGACTTGCCGGTGTCGTCGTTGGTCGGGATATCGAACTCGTTGCCCGAGCCGGTGGTGATCTCGCGTACGATGTTGCCATCGTACATCGGTCCCCAATCCCGCATCGTGCGGACGATCTCGCCCGCCAGTTCGCGCGGGACGGTATAGCCGCCCGACACGGCGGTACCGGCGAGCTGCGTGCGCTCTTCGACGAAGCCGCGCCGCAACAGCGCCCGCTGCTCCGGATTCAGTTCGCTGGCATCGCACCCGAAACGCATCCAGTCGCAGAAGGCAGCGCGATATTCGACCTGGCGCTGCTCGGTGGTGCGATTGCCGTCACCATCGCCGCCGCCATCGCCGTCGAGATCGCCGCCGCGCGGACGCAGGCGCTCGCGGCGTTCCTCCTCCTGCTGCTCGATCTTCGCCTGACGCTCCTCGCGCTTGATCTTGGCGTCGAGCGTGTCGAGGTTGCTCATGATCGTGTCGTGGCGCGTTTCCAGTTCGGCGGTCCGCGCGTCGTCGGTATTTGCGGTGATCGCGTCGAGCGCGCTGCGCGCCTCGGTCACGAGCTGGCCGCGCTGGTCGTGCAGTTCGGTAAGGGTCGGCATGGTCGGGGTCTCCAGGACACAAAAAACCCGCCGAAGGGCGGGTGATGGGGGCGCATCGCGGTTGCGAGGCCCGGTGCCGGCTTGCGCCGGGAGGCGGATCAGATGCGGCGTTCGGCCTGCGCCTGGCGGGCGCGGCGGGCGGCCTGTGCGGACGTCGTCGGTTTCTCCGATCGGCGTTCGTTGCGCGCGGCATCAAGCGACCGCATCCCGACTTCGGTGTCGGGATACTGCGGCAGCGGGGTATAGGTGATCTCGTAGAGATCGCATTCGAGGATGGTCCGCTTGGGCGGTTCGACCAGGTCGTTCCATTCCTCGCGGACCGCGACGAAGCCGAACGACATGCCGGCGATGTCGCCGCGATCGATCTGCACCGCCAGATCGCGACCGTCGGTGGTGTCGGGCAACAGGTTTTCGAACGCCAGCCCCTTGGCATCCTCGCGCAACGACAGCGTGCCGGCGTTCATCCGCCCCAGCACGCGACCCGTATTATGCGTGTGGATGGCGATCACGTCCCGCTTCGCCAGCGAGGCGGCGAACGCGCCCGGCGCGACCACCTCGGTCCAGTACCCGCCGACGCTGGTCTCGACGCCGAACACGGCGGCATAGCCCGCCGCCGTCCGGCCGGTTTCGCCATCGGCCGCCGCACGCATTTCGAGCGGAACGGTGATCGCCCGCGTTTCGCGACCGTCAGGCCGCGAGTTGGTCGGCTTCGGCATCGCTGTTCTCCTCGTTGTCGTCCAGCGCCGGGCCACCATTGTGGCCGATCGGCGCAGCGGGCGTCGTCCCCAGCACCACGGTTGCGCCCTGCATGTAGAGCTTGGCACCCGCGCCGGTCGGATCGGGTGGCCGGTCCTCGAGCGCGCGCGCCTCGTCCGGGGTAAGCTGACTGGTCATGATCGCGCGGGCCAAACCCTCGATCCGCGCCTTGAAGTCGCCGCGCTGGAGGCCGTCGAGGATATGCTGCACATAGCGCGACCGGCGGCGCTGACCGAACAGCTTCAGGTTCGCTTCGTCCTCGAGCGCCTTGGCCCAATGGGCGATCAGGTGCTTCACGAGCTGCAAATCCTGCTGCTCGGTATTGCTGAAGGTGCCTTTCGACAGATCCTGCAAGAACACCGGCGGCAGTCCGTACAGCCGCGCGATTTCCTGCATCTGGAACAGGCGCGCTTCGGTCATCTGACCCTTGGACGGGTCGACCGCGATCGGCCGCAGCGTATAGCCCGGCGGGATGCCGAAGAACGGTGCGGCCGCTTCCTTCGCCGCCGCGATCGAACGCTTGATGTCGGCGATCGCGCGTTTGAACCCGTCGGCACCGGCGGGCATCGGCCCCTCAAGTGCGAGCGACGGCGTGCCGCCGCTGGCAAAGAACCCGGCGGCGTAGCGGTTCATTGCGATCATCAGCCCGATCGCGTCGCGACCCTTCACGATCGGCGAATACACGTTGAGCTGATCGGGCTTCAGCATGAACGGCACGTCGATCACGTCGGCCGCCGGATAGTCGTTGCCCTCGCAGGTGTAGATCTTGCGGCCCTTACGCCGCCGCACCGTGGTCGCGCGCGGGTTCATCGGCCACAGCGCAACCGGCTTCGACCCCTTGCGCTCGATCCAGAACAGGCCGCGCCCGACCGTGAAAACCTGCTGCCAGAAATACTGACGCGCGGCGAAGCTCGACCATTCCGAGTTCGGCGCTTCGTTCAGCAGCATCTGAAGGTCGCCGTCGCTGCGCCGGGGCTGGCCTTCCGCCTTGGCGAACGCATGGAACGGCAGGCTTGCCATCGTGCGCGACAGGAAACTGACCGCGTCGAACACGGCCGGAACTTCCAGCGCGGTCTCGACCGTGACCATCGGCATGGCGACCGGCCCGCCACCGCCGCCGCCGAAGAGCTGCAGCAGCTCCTCGGGGCTGGCGGCGGACAGATCGATCGGGGCCATTTCGATCGAGCGCTGCTCGACTGTCCGGCCGAAGGGCCACCACCTCATACGGTGGCCATGCTGAATTCGGGGTCGTCATAGGGCGAAGTGGTCATCTCTTCCTCCTCGCCGGATAGCGCGACGCCCATCGCCATGATGAGCGCGACCGGATTATCGATCTTCTTCTCCGCGCTGTTCTTGCGCGGATAGACGTTGTCCTTCGCATCCGGCTGCGCGACGACATTGTTCATCTGCCATTCCATGACCGGACAGCCGGCGTGGGCGATCAGCCCGGCGCGGGTGAAGGCGTCGAGCTGCTTCATCGGTTCGGACAGCGTGACGGTCGCCATCCGATATTCGAGCATCGGTGCGCCCTTCTTGACCATCCGGTTGACCAGCATGGTCGCCTGCGCCGGATCGTAGGCGATGGTCTCGACGTCGAACCGGTCCCGCGCCTCGTCAAGCGCCTGTTCGATTTCCTCGAAGTCGATGATGTCGCTGGACGGGCTGACATCGAGGAGGCCGTCCGCATCCCACCCGCGATATGCGCTCACATCCTCCACCGTCTTCGACGGCAGAAAGTACCGGCCGAGCCGGACATACGGATCGTCCGCCGTTGCCTTCGGTCCGAGCGGCGGAAACAGAAACTCGATCGCGGCGATGTCGATCTTCGACGCCAGATCGAGCGCGATGATGCAGCGCCGACCGACGAAGCGCTCCAGCTCGGCCGCGTCGGCGAAGCGGACCGGGATGTCGGGATCGGCGCACTTGCGCCACTTCTCGATATCGAAATAGGCCGCCTTCGCCGCGACCCACATATTGAGATGCTTGGTCTTGATGATCCCCCGTTTCCGGGGGGTGCTGACCGCATCGCGGATGCGCGCGAGCAGATATTCCAGCCCGACCGATACGCCGATGTTCGGGTTGGCCTTGCGGAGCGCCGCTTCGGTGCGCCAGTCGTCGTCCTCGTCGAGCGTATACTCGGCAAAGAACGTCTCGTCGTCGATCGGCGGTCCGCCGTTGTGACCGATCCCCGCCAAACGTTCGCGCTGCTCGAGGATCAGCGCGTAGCAAGGCCCGGCCAGATTATCCCCGGCGGTCGTGATGAGCAGTTGCAACGGCTGCGTCCGGGCACCCATGCCGGTCAGCATCGTGTCGACCTGACCGTCGTCGCCATGCTCGTGATATTCGTCGTGGATCGAGCAGCTAGGCGACTGGCCGTCGCCCGGATCGCCGACGATCGTCTCGAACTTGCTGCCGTCGTCCGGCCGGATCAGCGTCTTGGCGAGCAACTGGATGCGGAACCGGTCGCGCAGCGGCTTGAACCGGTCCACGATCTGCCGGGCGGGGCGGAACACCTCCCACGCCTGCTTCTCGTTGGTCGCGCCGCTGTAAACCTCGGCACCGAACTCGTTGTCGGCGCACAGCATGTAGAGGCCGATGCCGGCCGCGATCGCCGACTTGCCGTTCTTGCGCGGGACGATCAGGAACCAGCGACGGAACCGCCGGGTATCCTTCTGCGGCCCGTCGCGGTGCAGCCACCCGAACACGACGCAGATGTTCCACACCTGCCACGGCTCGAGGACGAGCCGCTTTTTCAGCCGCGCCCATTCCCCCTTCGTATGCGGCAGCTTCTCGATGAACCGACACGGCCGCGCGGCGCGATCGTCGTCGAACCGGAACGGAAACAGCCCGGTATCAGCGAGCGCCAGCTCGTTGAGGAACCGCTGGCATTGCAGCCGGATCGACTTGCCTGCGGCAATCTTGCCCGCGACGACATCCGCCGCGTATTTCTTGGCGATCGCGGGATAGTCCCGCTCCACCTTCGGCGCGCGAACCACGCGCCTAGAAGTCGTCGAACTCGCCCGGCCCGTCGTCCTTGCCGGCCGCAATCCTGAGCGCCGCCACCGGGTTGAGCATCAGCTCGCCAAGTAGCGACTGTGCCTGGCGCATTGCGTCAGACAGCATCGCTACTTCCGGCCGCGCACGAATCATCTCGGTGACGATGGTTTCACCGCCGACCTTACGAACCGACCTGCTGGTGGCGGTGTCGCCGGTGGTTTCCAGCACGGCCTGAAACCGCTGCACCTGTTCCAGTCGGATCGCGAGGAGCGCAACGTGCTGGACGTAGCGAACGTCAGCGCGCCCCTCCAACTCCAACTGGTCGGCAATCTGGCCGAAAATGAGCTGCGCCAAATCCGACAGATGGATCGGCGGCAGCATCTTGATCGCTGCGCCCGGCGTCGCCGGCACCTGCGACCGCTCGGCCGCCGTCAGCCCGATCGCGGGCGACTGTCTTTTCGGCCCGGACCCGGGCCGCGCTCCACCGCGTGCCATAGGAACCTCGCACAAAAAGGGTTTTGAATAGGGCTATTCAAAAGTTTGACTGACCGCCGGTGTCCGGGGTCCGGCCCCCCGAGGGATTGACCCTCCCCCCCGCCGCCCGGCGGGGGATCAGCGGATCTCGCGGGCCGACTTTTCCTCGTGGCACGGCTTGCACAGACCCTGCAGATTGGAACGGTCGTTCGATCCGCCCGCGCTGAGCGGCTTGATGTGGTCGATCTCGTCCGTAGCCCGCGTCAGGTTGCGCGCCAGGCACAGCCGGCACATCGGCTCTTCCGACCGGACCTGCTGACGCAGCTTCACGCCAGCGCGGCCGCGAATGCGCTTGTGGCGATACCCGCCAGCATGCTGTTTCGCGCCCGGCCGGACGCCGAAGCGAGGTGGCTGGACCGGCATGCTATGCCGAGGCGATGTCGAGTTTGACGCCCTTCCAGCCTGCATCGCCCGCAGGACGATCGTAGAGGCGGACATACTCGTTCGAGCCAGTGACGCGCATGCTGTCGCGGATCGCCTCCATCGCACGCAGCCAGCGCGGATCGGTGATGTTCACGCGGAGCAGCATCAAGATGGCGGCGCGGTTGATCTGGCCCTCCTTCTCGACCGAGAAGGCGCGGTTGACGATCGCGCGGATCTCCGGACCACCACCGCTCGCCCATTCGGTCAGGCATTCGTCGATCAGCGACTTGGCCGTCTGAAGCTCGGGGCCGAACTCGAACTGGTCGCTGACCTGGATCTGCAGCTTCTCACAGCCGTCGAAGGTGGTCAGCGTCATGTTGCCCTTCACGCCGCCAAGCGTGGCACCGTACTGTTGCGCCAGCAGCTCCTGCAACGCCTGCACCTGGTCGAACGTGTTGGCCTTGAACGTGGCGATCTGCGCCGCCACTTCGCGCGCACCGTCGAGGGTACAGCGTACCAGCTCGTCGATGAGCAGGTCCACCGGCTTCACCGCTTCGATCGGGACAAGGTTGCCCTTAGCGTCCCGCAGGTAGAGGCTACCGCCGACGTCGATGCTTGCGGGGTGGCGCTTCTCGGTCATGCGACCGCTCGCACTTCAGTGGCGGTCATGTCCTGTTTGGTGGACAGATCAAGGCCAACGACGACCATGACACCGGGGGCAGCGATCGTCGCGACCGGCAGCAGCTTCAGCAGCTCGCGCACCAGGCTGACCGGCACGCCGATCAGTGCATGATCCGGATGGCCCGCCTCGACGGCGGCCTTCAGGGCTTGAAACGGAATCGCCATTACCAGGTCGCTTTCGTGCCGTCCGCGCTGACATAGCGCGGCGGGTTGATGGGATTGGCCCGTCGGCCGCGAAACGCGGCCACGAGGTCGGCGGCGATCGCCTGAGCCTCGCTCTCCATCTCGTGGAGATCATGCGGCGTGATGCCACCCAGCCGCGCCCTATGGGTCAGCGCGTCGAACCGCGGGGTGATGCGTTCGAGCTGATCGGCCAGGTTCGGGCCGGGCTGGGTGGCGCGACGCTGTCCGGATTGATCGTGGTGCATGTCCAGCCTCCCCGGATGTGACGACGCCCGACGCTCCAAGGGGGGAGAAGCGCCGGGCGTCGGATACAGCTATCGCGGGGTCGGATTTGGCAGTTAGGTGACCGTTCGGGGACACGCACAAGCGTGTACTCCACGCCTGTGCGCCCCCTTCAGACGCGCCGCCATCCATCCAGCGCCCGGATCAGGATGGCGCGCGTGGTCCGGTTCGATTTGCGCCACCGCCGCGCAGCGGTCGTCAGAGCCATGTCGTCGACGATGATCGCCAGCAGCATCGCACCGTCGCTGCCGATCGCCCTGCGCCACCGGCCATATGCTTCCTCGCGCAGCACCGCCCCGATCCGCGCGGCCGACGCGGAGTCGGGGCCACCACCGCTACAGCGCGGCTCGAGGTCGGCGGTGCGGACGGCGACGTCGGCCGTCACCGATCGGTATGCCTCGATAATTTCCTGCGCCGCCGCCAGTTGATGGATGTCGAGCGCGCCGGTCGCAACGAGGCGTGCGAGCGATCCCTCGCGTCGCGCCTCGACCGCGGCGTGTTCGTGGGTGGCGGCCGTACCGTTCGCCTTGTGCGCCCAATCCTCGCGCAGCAGCACCGCCTCCTCGATGCCGGGCGCAAGGCGCACGATGGGCGCGACCTTGCCTTTTCGCGCCTTGTTGCGCCCCGGCTTCGGTCGTGGCCGGCCGAGGACAAGATGCTCGACGCGCTGGCGCTCGCGATCGGCGAAGGAGATGGCGGGCGCGATCGGCGCGCTATGCGTGGGACTGGCTACGGTCATCGTCGGGGTGATGCTCGATCACTGCGACGAGCGGCAGGTGCACATGCGTGGAGGTGCGAACGCGCAGGATATCCTCGTCGACCAGATATCCTTCGCGGCGGAGCTGCTCGATCGCGATCCGCCGCGCCAGCCCCGGCACGGTGAGCGCGCGTTGCGCGCCCGGCACCTGCTGGACCGCGCCGTCGTGCCGCAGCGCCTTGACCAGGTCGCGCGCGCGCGATTTCGCGACGCCGAGCTGTCGTGCGATTTCCTCAAGCGATGGACTGCGTCCGGTCAGCACCAACTGTTCGACGATGAACGCCAGCGCCTGCTCTTTCCGACTGACAGTTACGACGGCGACGTCGTGCGTCACGCTAAACGGAAATCCCATGTTTGCTCTCAATGCTCCCCCGAACAACAT